TAAGCACCATCACACCTCTTTATGCTTATAATTATGCTTGGGCTTTGCCAGCCGATTTTTTAAGGTTTGTCCGTCCCCACAAGCGTCCACCCAACAGGGTAGAATATTATTGGGTTCAAGGCGGATGGTATCACAGGAACGATCCGCCAGTTGCGCCGACTATGTGGCCTTATGTTATTGAAACTCTTTCAGATGGATATAAATATCTCTTGTGCGACTACGGAGATTGGAATAATACCTTCCCTGTTTCGATTAACTACATTCGACTGATCTCCGATTATACACAACTGATGCCGGGATTTGTAAATTGCTTTTGCTGGCGTTTGGCGCAAGAACTTTCAATTCCTATTACGGAAGATTTAAAAAAGTTTGAAATGTGCGCACAGCAATATAAGGATGCCTTGAATTCCGCACAGGCACAAAATGAAGCGCTCGACTATTTGGAAAATGAAACTGGTTCAACTTCGTGGATCAGTGCGGGGAGATTCTAAATGCCGAGGAAAATATACCAGACCCAAAATTCTTTTAATTCTGGGGAATTGAGTGAGCTTGTAGATTTCAGGGATGACGTTGCAAAGTATCACTCCGGATGTAAGATATTAGAGAACGCCTATCCTTTGGTTGAAGGTGGCGCAAAGAAAATGCCCGGGACTTATTTTGTCAACCCCGCTAAATATTCAGACAGAAAATGCCGGTTAGTCACCTTCTCTTTTTCTACTTCACAATCCTATACGATTGGATTCGGGGATGGATACATAAGATTCTATACTGCAAACGGTCAAATTGTCACATCGTATTCAGCGTGGATAACATCGTACTGGTATAATTGTGGTCTACTCGTTACCAACGCGGGACAATATTATAGGTGTGTCGTTGCCCATTCATCGGGAACTTTTGCGACCGATTTGGCTTCGGGATATTGGGTTGTGACCAGCGGCGCCGGCGATTTGGCTTATGAAATACCTTCTCCTTATCAGGAAGCCGATCTGTTTGATCTCGATGTGGATACTCAAAGCGCGGATGAATTATACATATTCCATCATTTATATCCACCGGCGACATTACAAAGATTATCTGCATCCTCTTTTATTCTGCTCAATCCGGAATATATTGGCACGGGCAATGTGCTGAAGTTGAATACCATAGCCATTCCGATTAATTCTATTAACAAATCAGCCGGTGGCAGTGCAGGGAATGTAGACGTGACAGTAGCTAAATATAATTTTCCTTGGAATACTAGAATTTATATTTCTGACATTGTCGGTATGGTAGAACTAAACAATAAGATATGGACTGTGGAATATAGTTCAGGTGATGTTAATCCCTATAACCCCGCAACGGCTTATGGGGCTGGGACTGTCAATATCCAAGTTGGCAACTGGGCCGAATTCGATTTCGGCGGAGGACGGTCATTATATATTGCCTGTCCTTATGGAAGTTGGGATGGGACACAGGCGGAAATAACCATCACTTCCAATACTACTGATACTTTGAGTGTTTCCATTTCTGGAAATCACATTACGATATTACTCGCCAATATTACTGCTTCCAAGAATTCGGCGGCGCTTATACTGGCGAACATACAAGCCTTGGCGAATACCAATAAAATACTTGATCTGGGAGGACTTGACGATCCTTCTTACCAATGGACTGCAACGGAAAATTCCGCCTATATCGCTTCAAGGCCTACAAGCAATTTCGGGTCTATCACTCAATTAATGTCCAATGAGGAAAACACATACCAGACTTCTGCTGGCGCGGCAGCGGGTACTTTTCCCCCAACCAGCGCCGCTTTTTCTTTATATGTCGGGGCATTAGCGGCACAGAATTTTAAATTAGTGGGAGCCAATACATCCTATCACGATTATATTTCCGGTGGCCTTATAACCCCAATGGCTTATCTTTTTAATGATTCAGGGGATTACCCCGCATGTGGCACTTTCTATGAGCAGCGACTGATCGAAGCGGGTTCGGATAATGAACCGGACAAACTCTATGGAAGCACACAAGGAGATTACCCCAACTTTATTTGCGACCCTGAGTCGGAAGATTATTCCATACAATTTTCTCTTGTTAGCCAGAAGGTTGATCCGATACTTAACGTGATAGGTTCTCCAAACGGACTTCTTTTAGGCACAGCAAGTGGCGTATGGGTTATGTCGGGAACCAACGGTGCGGCATTGACACAAGACAATGTTAATGCCACAAAACAGACCAGTATCGGAGTTGGTAAATTAAGTCCTCAACTTGCCAATGATTCTGTGGTATTTACTTCTAGGTCATTGAGGGAAGTTATTTTTCTTATTTTTAATTTTTCTACAAATCAATGGGACAATATTGACCTTACCCGATTAAACAGGAGTATAACCCTTGGTCCTACAAAAAACACTTCCGGCATTGTTCAGACCGCATTTCAGAATGAACCATATCCTATCTTCTGGGCTGCCCGTGCAGACGGTCAACTTATAGGTCTTGTGTTTAACAAACAGGATCAGGTGTTCGCCTGGTTCAGAATAAATATGATACCTGAAGGCGGATACATAGAATCTGTTTCCTGTTCGCCACAGGCGGATGATGAAGATCAGATCTGGATAGTTGTCAACCGAACCATCAACGGTTCCACGGTAAGGTACATCGAATACTTCATGCCTCAGGAAATATTTGGGGAACTTTCCAATGCCTTCTTTGTGCATTGCGGATTGCAGTTAAATATGGGTAATTCAGCGGTTATCACTGGCATCACACAAAATAACCCGTGTTCAGTGAATGCTCCTAATCATGGTTTTACAACAGGACAAACAATTAGAATAACTAGCGTTTTAGGTATGACGCCGATCAATCAAAATCCCACTCAAGCCTACACTATAACCGTGATAGACGCTAATAATTTTACATTGAATGGCATGGACACTACTTTATGGCCTAACTATGCCGGTGGCGGAACCGCGATACCTGTAACTAATCAGGTTACAGGCGGAGGTTATCTTGCGGGACAATCTGTTGTCGCTGTCGGAGATGGAGCAAAAATTTTTACGGGTACCATGCCGTCCAACGGAATACTTAATTTTGCCACTTATGCAAATCTTATTACTATGGGAATTCCCTATACGATGACGGTACAGCCGTTAAATCTTGTCGTGTCTTCGCAGGGGGCGACAACACGAGGCATGAAACAAAAACTGAATCGTGTCACGGTTTCTATTTACGAGGGCATGGGTGGACAGATGGGAATATGCGAAAATAATGTGTCTACTTTATATGATATAGAATACGGGAATTTTTCTACGGGATCAGACCCCGCCATGTTTACAGGGGAAATATCAAGGGATATAGAAGGAGACTTCACCGAACATTCGGAATTTCAAGTAGTGAATACCGAACCGTTCCCTTTTACTTTAAGGGGAATAGTATTTAGAATGACAGTAAATCAGGATTAATATGCAGATTGTCCCTTTAAATATAGACCATATAAGGTACATAATAGATGTCAATAAAGCTGATGGATATAATGTTCTGTATGACGCTTATCCTGCTGAAACTTTGGCAAAGGCGTATCTGAGCAAAGGCAGCCCTGCTTTCTGCCTTGTAAACAGCGAACCTATAATGGCAGGTGGTATAATCAATCTTGACTGGCATAGGGGGGAGGCATGGGTACTTCATACGAAATTAATGCACAAATACCTCAAGACCGCCATTAAAGCATTAAAAGAGGAACTGCCGAAGATAGCCATTGAGAACGGATTTAAAAGAGTTCAGGCTACAAGTTTTATTGACAATGAGGATTTTTTGAATGTTCTCGGCTTTCATTATGAAGCCACTTTAAAAGAGTTCGGACCCAATCAGGAAGCGGGTAAAATTTTTGTGAGGTTCTTTAATGCAGCTCAATAATACACAGTCCATGAATGCCTTCGCTGGTATGGGAGCATTGTCCGCCCTGATTTCCGGCGGCGCTCAATTCATGGGAGGACAGCAACAACGGGGGGCTTACGGATATAATGCCGCTATAACACGGCAAAACGCAGCAGAAAAGGCAGAAGTATCAAGTGATAAATACACAGCCCTGATAGGCAAAGAAAGAAGCCTATACGCCAAGGCGGGAGTTGATATATCGTCAGGTTCTCCTCTTCTAGTGGCTATGGACACGGCCTCGAAAGGTGCGGAAGAAGAAGGAAGGATAACCTCGGCAGGAAAAGAAGAAGCTAGCCTAGAGGAATTCTACGGCCGGCAGGCGGCGTTCTCCGGAACGATGGGTGGAGTGGGAACTTTCCTATCCGGCTTGTCGAAAGCTGGCATGATGACTTCAATGGCAGGAAGGGGTGTTGACCCTCTTGTAATGGCAACGGGATGGAGTTGATATGGAAATACCTCGAGAAATAAGTGCGGCTGAAGTTGACCGACCAAAGATGGCTCCTGGTGAGGCCGCATCTGGCGAAACTGCTGTTGCCGCTTTTGGTGCGGAAATGGAACAGACTTCCTTTTACGGTGCTAGGCAGGAGTTGGTTCTTCAGGCCGCACAGGACAGAGTTGACGCTTCAGCTCTCGAAGCTAAATATAGGGCTATGTATGAAACAAAAGCGGAAGGTTTGGATAAGATTCCTTATCGTGATTACCAAAAATATGCACAGCAATCTATTGATGAAGTAACAAAGGAATTTCAGAATGATCCTATAGCCAAAGACAACCCTCGTCTGCAAAGTATATTTGCACCACACCTTGAAGATTATGCTCGCACATTTCAACACGCTATGCACCTTCGATATGTGAAAGAGTTACAACAGGACGGTTATGCACAGTTTGACAATGAAAGCAGTAGATACGAACAGGATGCCGCCCAACTTCCTGCAGGACCAGGGCGTGACGCTATATTTAAGGAAATGGATGCCAAGGCACAGGATTTTGTAAAGAGCAATCTTTTGAATCCCGAC